GTGGACCTGCAGTTCAGCGAGGCTCAAGACGCTAAGTTTAAGAAGCATTTCAACCAGGCAATGGACGACATCACCCTGGTCCTCAAATGCCATCTGCTCCTCGAAGAGATGCTGCGGTCTTTCTGTCACGAAATGGTTGCACAGCCGAAGTTTCTTGCTGAATCCAGGCTCACGTTCGCGCAGATAGTCGACCTGTCGCAGGCGCTGTATCCAACAGATGTGAAACTCGGCTGGCTGAGTGAGCTTTGGGTAATGGCCTCTAAGATCAATCGCTTGCGTAACATGCTGGCGCACTCGCTTGAGCCCGATCCAGCTAAGTTGGCTATACAACGGGACGCGATTACGAACATGGTTAGATCTCGAATGAAAAGTGCACATTCCCTAGATTTCCTAGGATGCTTATGCATGATGTTGGGCGGTATGAACTTTGTTCTGCAGGCCGGGATTACTGGCCAAAAAGGAGAGGACCCTTTAAAGATCCCTCGCAAACCCCTAAACTAAATTTGACCGTAGAATTCACTGATATCTAGGTCCGGAATCGCCTCCGACCAGATCACCTCGGCGTGCTCCTTCTGGTAGTTTTTGGTCATCCCTTCACTCGCGTGCCCGGCGATCTTCTGCCCATCTTTCCCGGCTTTCTTGTACAGATGCAGTGACAGCGCCCTGACTTCGTGGAAGCCTGGCATCTCTTCTTCCTTCCATCCTTTGTAGCAATCCGACGCCTCCCTGGCGTCCTTGAAAGCGCGCGTCAGGTAACGCTCTTCAACCTTGGTCCAGTGCTCTTTGGTCTCGGCCTGCTTTTGCCGCTTACGATCAGGTCTGCGGTGCACCAGGAATGGAGACACCACGTTGTCACGGCAATGGCTAATCACGCGCTGGAGCTCGGGCGTCACCCTGAACCTGATCCACGCCGCGTCGCTGGCTTTCGAAGTCTTTTGCTGCACCACGTAGAGATAGCCGTCCTTCACATCTTCGAACTTCATCGCGAGGATATCGGTGCGGCGCTGAGCAGTGATCAGCGCAAGATCGATCGCATTTTGCAGCCAGGCTGGTGCCTTCTCCCGGATCGCCTTGAGGCCGTCGACTGTGTGCCGTTTGCGGGTCTTCTTCTCGATGCGGTTGATCGTGCTCGCCGCTGGGTTGTCGGGGCAAAGCCCTTTCGCCGCCGCGTGATTGAATATGTCGATGAGCAACGCCCGGCACTGGTTGGCCGTGCGCGGGGTCAACAGGTCGAGCATTTGGGCAATCATGCGGATGGAGATCTGGTCGACAGCCTTTCCTTCGAACTCACGCCGGAACCTTCGGAAATGCACGGCGTAAAGACCGAGTGTGCCCTTCGACAGCTCGCGCGGCGGTAGCACATTCTTCTCGTAATCATCCAGGAAGGCGGTGAACATTTCGGCTGATTCGCCCAGCACCACACCAACCAGGTCAGCGCCCTGCATGAATGCGAAGTTCAGTTGCTTGGCCGCATCCACAGCCTTGACCCGGTCGGTGCCGAACTGAAACCACTTCCCATCAGTCGGGCGCCGGTACCGGTATGTCCCGCGCCGGTCATCAAGGTAAAGGTTCTGCGGCAAGCCTTTGTTCGACTTGTTACGCGGCCGTGGGACCATCATGCAGCTCCTTTCAATACCATCGCGACGAGATCGTTGCCGGCGGCTTTGTTGAATGCCGCCCAGTCGATATACCAGAGTTTGCCGATCTGCTCGCCTGGAAGCTTGCCGTCTCGGATGTAGTTACGGATTGCTTGGGGGCAGGGTGGTGTCCCGTTTTCGCCCCAGCGCCGCCGTTGAAATTCGCTAATCTTGATCAGTTCACGCTTCATGGGATGCCTCTTCCCCGTCCGGGGTCTATGCGGGGTTGAGTGGCGGGTACTTCGCCAGAATTTCTTCAGCGACTTTCATCGCGGCCAGGGCATCGTTCACGTAGGCCGGATCGAAGCCGCCGGCGTAATGGATGGTTGCCTGGCAAGCGCGCAGGTTTTCGCGGTTCATCTTGAGCGCCGCGGTCAGCTCCTCACGCATCTCACCTTCCGCCCGCCCCATGTCCCAGAAGCGCTTCGCCCAATGCCCCTCGGGCGGCGGATTCGTGTTCTGGTATCCAAACGCCATGGAGCCAGCGACGCTGTCGGACAGATCGCGCTTGTAGAAGTTATCGCCATCGATGCTCAAGCCCGCCCGCCGGAGAGTACTGACGACCTCATCCAGACTGATGCCGCTGTCCTTCAGGACGATGTCGAGGTCCGGCTTGCCTTCCGCGTAGACCACTAGGCAAAGCTTGGCGCCCGGCCACAGGTGCGCGCTGATCTGGACCAGCGCATCGTTGGCGACTTCGTGAAATCGTTGAGTTGCAGACATAGGAATTCCTCGCCCGCCGTTCACCGGCAGGCATGTGGATAGATGGGGAAGGGTTAGGACTGGACGAGGTGACCGATCGCAACAGCCTTTGCGGCGGCCTCGGTCTTGAACATCAGATTGGACTTGCCGGGGCGGCCTTCGCTGACGTACTCGACATCGACCCACCAGCAGCCGAACTTCCGGTACGGGACGCCGGGGATCTCAGTGACATGGCAGTCGATCAGGTTCATGGCGTAACCACCCGCCGTGCCCACCAGCACACGGGACCATCATCGGTGTCGTGAATCGCCAGGCAGAACCAATCTTCGCCGTCTGGCCGGTCGGGTTCCCAGTAGCTGCAGTCCGGGTCGCCGGCTTCAAAGTAGCGTTCAGAAACCGCTTTGTCGCTGTGGTACTCAAGGCTCATCATTTTCACCTGCAGGCCCTGCTCGGCGATCCAGGCCTTGCACTTGTCGCCGTCGCCCTCATCGAAGTCGGGCAGATCAGGGTGCTGGAAAAAACCGTTCTCGTCACGGCGCACCGGCCAATGCTTGATGAGGAGCTGGCGATCAAGTCGCTCTATTTCTGCAAGGAGCAGCGCCGCCGCCTTCACCAGGTCTCTTCGCCCATCCGCGCTCGGCTTGAACGTCGCCTGACCCCACGGCCAGAGCGTTGTCATTGACAGAGGGCTACCTGCGCAGGTGGCATACGCGGCCGCAGCATCAGCCATTTCCCCCTTCACGTAGGAGTCATCGCGGGAGAGCGAAAAACCTTCCGCGCTCGCCTGACGCTGGCGTTCCGCGATTACATCACGTGCAGCGCTGTTGAGTTGAATTGCATTTTCTTCAGGCATGACTTCGTCCTCGCCGCATACGCAGCAGGCAATTAACGGTAGGTAGGAGTAGGGTGGACTGACGACCACGAAAGCCTTCATGGTCGCCGGAGGTTTTTTTTGCATAATGTAAAAGCGTTTCGAATAGCGATGCTCGCCGCCCGGGCCGACTACCAATCAGCCAAAGCAGACGTGACGGAAGACAGGCGCCGATGTCGCTATTTGGGGCCGGGCTCGCTTGCCAATCTCTCTCGGCTTCGTCGAGCTACGGACGTTTGGATTGGACTTCCACGCGCCTTTTATGGCGGCAGGTGACAGGTTGCGTTCCCTTATTTTGCATTGGCGCACCAGGCAATAGGGATAGGGTGGGGCCGAACGGGCGGCGGGGTTACTAGCCTTCGTTGGCGAGCTGATTCAATCGCTGAAAAGAAGTGCCTGGAATGCCTCGGTCTGGCAGCTCGTCCCCGTAGATGAGTTCGCAGGGGCCGCGGCGCAGCTTTGCGACCTCCACCTGCAGATCATCAATCTGCTGATCGGCAATGTTGAGCAACTGCTGCAAGACACCGATGCGATCCTTGGCCATCTGCTCCCGGGCGAGAAAGATCGAGTAGGCCTCCTGCGAAACGCGAACCGAGCGGCCATCGATACCGAAGTCGACACCATCGCCGCGCGGCGCAACATTTCCACGGCAGATTGCCAACCGCTCTGCTGGACAATCGCTCAACCGGTTTGCTTGATTGCTCATAACTTCCTCCTGCGGCGAAACGATGCCGCCTGATTCAATGACAGCCATGCGCAGATGGCCGGCCAGTTCGATTTCGACGTTGGCGCCGCGTGAGATCTGCCAGCCAGGCATAAACGCCACGGTGTCACATGTGAGCATTTGGCGGATCGCGTCACGCATGCACATGTGCCAGGGCGCGTCGGCGGGCAGTGGGTTCTCGGCAGGGTTCTCGACGGTGTAGCCGAGTTCGCGGAGGCGGGCGGCCTCTGCGTTGAATGCCGCGTAGTTGTAATCGGGCAGGCCCGTCATGGGCCCGCTCAGGTAGATGCGTTGCATGGGGATGTCCTGTCAGATTTGTTCGAGGATTCGCAGGCCGAGCCAGCGCACTACGGGAACGGCCTTGCTGTTGCCGATAGCCTTGTAGCGTGGGCCATCTGGGCAGTCGGAGGCACGTTTGCCGCGCCAAGGGATCAGCGTGTAGCCGTCGGGGAAGCCCTGAAGGCGCTCGCACTCCACCGGGGTTAGGCGTCGGACTGAGGCCCCGACCTGCGCGGCCGGCATTCCCTGCCCTGCCTTGCCACCCCCGCCACTGAGCGAGCCGGTTATCCCGCCGTCGCCATCTTCGTAGCGGAGTTCTGCCCGGGAGTTTTCGGCGAAGGCAGCGACAATGGGCTGTCCTCGGCCTGTACCGTCCTCGCTATCATCGAACCCCTCGGCCTTAAGCGTGTGGGTGATATCCCCAGTGATGCACACAGCGACCTGGCCGCCGGCGTTTGCATGACTGCCGCTGTGATTCATGGCGCGAAGCGTGGGCGAGAGCGATCCGGCGTCGGCGCCATGATCTTTGCAACTGAATGCCAGGATGGCGTTCTCTTGTCCACTGTTCCTGCCAAGCGCGAAAGCTTTATCGGAGATGCATAGGTCTTGTGTGCCATGTACGACAAGCAAGCCGGCCTCGGCGTCCTGTTGAGTTGCGCTGCCGGCCGCTTTCCCATTTGCCTGAAGTGTCCCGGTGACGATAAATGCCTCGGAGTCAGCCCTGTGACTGCTTTGGCCTTGGGCCCGCAGGGCAGGGGCTGTGATCGGGATATCATCCAGCGAGTAGCCGCCAGACTTTCGGCCGCCTCCTGTGAGTGTCGGCGCAACGAAGAACGTCTCGCTCTCCATGTCGAGACGTGTGTCTTTCGCGGTCAGCGTTGCCGATCGCTCTACTGATCCACCCAGAGCGTGCCCGCCGAATGCCGGGATGCCCCCGAACATAGTCACCGCCGGGCCTTCGTCGCCCTCACAGTTCATGCAGCCGTAGTGACCAAGCTCTTCGGGGAACACGTGTCCGCATCCGCACTGGAGCGCAGGGCCGAATGGAGCTGTTCCGGTAACGTCTTGCCCCTCGCCTCGGCGCGGCGCAGTATCCCGGCGCAAGCCTTCGCGCTCAAAAAGTACCGCGACGGGATCGAACCCTCTTCGAGCACTTGCGACAACGAACACACGGCGCCGTCGTTGGGCCAGGCCGAAATATTGGGCGTCCAGGATCCGCCACGCGACTGTTCTTTTGGGTCCATACACACAACCAGCGTCTGTCCAGCGCTTCCCTGAAGGCTGCAGTTCGCAGTCTTCCCCAGCAAGCGCACCAAGAAAGCATCCGAAGGCGTTTTGCTTATCGGAAAGGACTCCGGGGACGTTTTCCCAGACGACGACACACTCGTCATCGCCGCGGGCTGTTCGAACATGGTCAACTGCATCTGCGAGCTCCACATATTTGATGGTGAGGGCGCCGCGCGGGTCCAGCATGCCTTGCCGCATACCGGCCACGCTGAACGCTTGGCAGGGTGTGCCGCCAACGAGAACCGCCGGTGCCTTGATCTTGCCGGCCAGCACCAGGGCCCCGAGCTTGGTCATGTCGCCGTGGTTCTGCACTTGCGGGTAATGGTGGGCCAGCACTACTGACGGGAATGGTTCGATCTCGGCGAACCAGGCCGGTGTCATGCCCAGCGGATGCCAGGCCGCTGTCGCGGCCTCGATGCCACTACAGACACTGCCGTAGCTCATATCCATAATGTATGCTCCAGTCGAGAAAAAATTCTTTGGGGATGTGATGGTCGAGGGAAATAACAACGAGCACTTGGACGAGTTAGGTGGGGAAACGAAGTCGTTTGAGCAAGGAGCCACCCCTAACCTAAGGCTCGCGGAGATGGAGTTGAGATTTGAGCAACGGATTAGGTTAGTAAAGCTCTCGGTTCTCGTCGTTCTATTGGTTGTTGCAATGATTGCAATGATTGCAGTAACTTCAAAACTTTTCAGTTGGAGAGATAGAAGTGAGACGGTGTCCCGTGGGTTTGATGCCTCAGGGTTGGTTAAGTATATAACTGAAGATCAGTTCGACGAGCTGAAAGAGTCCAGCGCCAAAAATGAGGACATAATCGATAGGGCGATTAAACTGATTGGTACACCCGCTAACCCCAACGCAGATGCGGCGCAGATATTGGCGCTTGAGTCGTTGAAGTCGTCAGTTAGAAGTCTTGATGACAGGCTAGCTGTAATTGAACGATCTATTTCAGATAATCCTGAGAAGGCTTTGTCAATTCCAATGCTCAGAAAAGATCAAGAGAATATGGCGAAAGCGATTGAAAGTAGCAGAGCCGTTATGACGACTGAACTCGCTCGTATCTATGATCAGCAGAAGTGGATGCTTGGTGGCGTTGGAACTGTTCTGTTTGCAGTAATAACCGCGCTTGTTACTGCTTTGTTTAAGATTTTCTTCAAGTCCCGAGAAGAGTAGGCCCTGTTCAATAATTGTATTTTCTGAACTCCTGGGCTTCTCAAGCAAAGTGGCCTCCGCTTACCCCTCCACAGGAAGGGATACGGTCATGAGCGAAGACAGGAGGTTTGCATTGGGCCTGGCGCTTAAGGCCGTACTCGGCACAGCGCATAAACAGGGTCTGAATCTGGATGTACTATTGGAAGCGGCCGCTGATGAGCTGCTTCGATATAAAACGTACGACGCAGAGCATGTACCGATGGCCATCTCAGAGATCGAGGCGGCGGTTGATGCTCTACATGTCGACCGCTGATCGCCAACCTGAGGGCTTGGGAAAAACCTTTGTGACGGACTCAAAGTCCACGGATTGTCACAGGGAGGTTCCATATGGCACCCATTACACAGATCAACAGCAGACGTTGCCCCGAAGTAACCGCAGCTGCAGCGGAATTACGCCTTGCGCTTCACGCGGTACGGGAGCTTGTCAGGCAAGGAAACACAAGCGGAGAGGCCTGGAACCTAGCAGACCTCCGCCAGCATAAAGCCACCGTTGCCTGGCGAATAGCATTGCGGAAGGTGCGGGCTCCGATCTGAGTGCCGTACCTGTGATGCTCACACCTACATGAACTGAAAGGATGCACGTTATGAGCGAAGACAGGGAAAGGGTGTTGCGGATGGCGCTGAAGGCGGTGCTGGTTGCGGCGCAGGAATGCTGTGTTGATATCGACGAGCTGACAGAGTTGGCGATTCAGTCGATGTACGGCGAGCAGTTCTACAACCCAGCGGATGTCGCTGAGGCGACTTTGGCGATTGAGGCGACGGCTGATGCGCTGCCGGTGATCCAGTGATCAGGCGCGCCGTACCAGAAATCCAAACATGCACTCGATGTCGTGCATCTCGCACTGGCTGTAGGCCCGGTACTTCGCTTGGCTTGCCGTGGCCGCATAGACGCTGACGGTGCAGTTGTCTGGATCCCACCAACCCCAACCGCGAACTAGAACCCGCCATCGTTTCAGGGGTGGCTGGTCGGCCATTTCGCCGTACCGCATCTCCCACGTCGGGTGGAAGTTCCTGATCCGTTTCTTCGGATCGCTATCCAGGACCACGCCGATGTAGTTGCCTCTGTCGGCGAGGATGATGCCCGGCTCACTGTTGGCGATCACACGGCGCCCGATCTCGGCCGGGACGTTGTAGTGCTGTCGCACGTAGGCGCAGTTGTGGTTCATGGTTTTGCTCCATGCAGAATCAAGCCTCCGAAAGTTCGGTGGCGAATATGTTGGTGGTAGGCTATGTGGTGACCGACGCTATGCCTGACTCACGGGTCGGATGCTTCGGGCTATGCCGGGCGTCTTCGTAACGGCGCTTTTCTTGACGAGCGCCGCGATCCGTTCGCCTATTGCATTGACGTTAACCTGCTCAGCCTTGGCAATCTCTGCGATGGTCGGTGAGTAACCATGCTTGCGAATGTAGCTGCGGATGAAAGCGAGAGTTTTTGCCTGCGCTTGTGTCAGTTCACCTTTCGGCACCTTGTTCTCCATCCCGCCGGGCCCATGGGCTGCACAAGCAGGGGTCTAGTTATGTTTGCGTGACATCGACCGTGCGATGCCACGCTTGCGTTACATGTCAGGCCGAGAAGCTGCCGAGCGCGAGTTTCGCCGCCGCGCCGATCTTGTCCTCCAGCACTGACTTGAATTCCTGCGCGATCGCTTCGCGCTGGACTTCCTCGCCGACCCAACGCAGTTTCAGGACCGGCACCTGCCCGCTGGTGATGACGGAAATGCGCAGAGTGATGAGCTGCTCGGTCAGGCCTTCGAATGGCACGACGTGGAAATGCAGCGCTGCCGGCAGGGCTTCTTTGCTGCGCGCCTCAATCTGATCCATTGCACTGCGGCTGGCGCTGGTATCACCGACGGTCGTTTCCGATTCGCTGGTGGCCTTGATGGTGATGGTGCGTACCGCCGCGATCGCCTTGGCAACTGGAATGGCGGTGCCTGCGTCGTCAACCGGCGTCAGGTACTGGTGCCAGTCTTCGATCCAGTCGCTCAGCTCTTTCTGGGCAAGGCGCTGACTCGAGATCTGCTGCGCCGCGGTGTAGCCGGCGGTTGCCTTGAGCTTCAACACCGCGCGGTCATCGGCATGACCAGGCTCGGAAGCGGTGCCGAGGTTGAACAACAGAACGCAGCTCATTTCCTCTTGGTTGATGAAACCTCGCGCGCCAGCCGCCGCGCGGTCGGCCACGTAGGTGCTGAAGTCGGCCAGCGCGTGGGTGGTGTAGGTGCCGCGGAAGCGGCTACGGCCGGCCTGGTACTTTTCCAAATCCACAACTTTGGTGCCTTCTGGCAGCAGTGCGGTGGGCGTGTCAGTCGGCAACGGTTTCCCGGTGGCTTCCAGCGCGGTGTCGGTGATGAGTTGAATCGCTTCTTTGCTCAGGGACATGTCACAGGTCTCGTGTGGGGAAGGGAGGTATCAGGTGCGGGGCTTGATGGGTGCTTCGTCACGGCTGAACAGCTGGTCGTGCTTCTCTTGAAACAGCGAGATCTTGCCGCCGCTGCCAACGTGCATCGGAGTGTCGAGGCTGGTGTTCTCGCTGCGGGTACCGCGCTTGGTCGGCACCTTGTAGTCGAGCTTGTGCTTGATCTTTACCTGGTGTGATTCGCCGATCTGGCTGAAATCCAGAGTGATGACCAGCTTGCCGGCCTTGCCGTGGTCAACCACGCCGGCGGCTACTTCGGAGAGGGCGTGCCCGATTTGGCTGGCGAACGCCCCGCCGTTCAGCTCTTCGAG